TGGAGCAAAAGGAGATAAAGGAGATACTGGAGCCGCTGGTAGTGCTGGAGTGCAAGGGCCAAGAGGATATACTGGTGCCGCAGGAGGTACTGGTCCACAAGGACCTGCTGGAGCAAAAGGCTCAACTGGAGCTGCTGGTACTAACGGTACTAATGGAGCTAAAGGAGACAAGGGTAACACTGGAGCAACTGGACCTCAAGGAGCACCAGGATTAGCAGGTGCTACTGGACCTCAGGGAGCTAAGGGTAATACTGGATCAACTGGGTCGCAAGGACCGACTGGTTCACAAGGACCAACAGGACCCGCTGGATCAACGTCATATTCTGCAGGCAATTTAACAAGCCAAGGGTATGGTAACGGTAATCTTACATGGAGACAAGGTTCTACAAATTTTGCTGGTCATACAGGATGGGCTAGTAATATAATAAGTAACCACGGTAATGGATCTAACTATTACAATCAAATGATAACGCTACCCTTTTGGGGAGCACCTAGTTATTCTAGACTAGAAGGAGGTACTCAAAAAGGACCATGGGTTTTCTTAACAGAAGAAAATCAAGGTAATTATATAAGCGGATTTTCTGGAGAACAACAGGTTATCGTTCCAGACGGTAAAGGTACTAAAACTGTAACTTTTGGTTACTCAAATGGTTTATTAAAATCAATAAAATAAATAAAAAATGGCAATTAATTATAAATTTGAAATTCACAAAATCAACGCACTTATTGAATCACAAGGTAAAGAGAACCTAGTAACAAGAGTACATTATACGTATTCAGGATCTAAAGAAGTTGAAGGTATTACTTATTCTGATAACATCGGTGGTACACAGAGCTTTGAGTACAGTGAAGGTCAAGATTTTACACCTTACACTGACACTGAAGATTTCGAGCGTATTGTAGTAGGTTGGCTAGAAGCTGCTTTAGACTTATTGGAACTACAAAGTAGAATATCAGAAGGCATAGATAAAAAAGTAACACCAGTAGATAATGATCTTTATTTTACATGGCAAGAAGCTTAGTGTTTACAAATTAAAAGAAATAAGTGATTAGTATATATAGGATTAACAATTAAATATAATAAAATGGCAAAAAAAATTAAAAAACAAGAATTACAAGATTTACAAGCTTTAGTTGGTGAAATAAATCAAATCAAACTACAGCTAGGGGACATTGAAGTTCAAAAGCATGCATTACTACATAAAGTAGCTTCTATTGAAGCAACTGATTTGAAGCAAATGCAGGAAAAGCTAGAAGAAGTTTACGGTAAAGTTAACGTAAATATATCTGATGGTTCTATAACTGAAATAAAAGAAAATGAGCCTAGTAAGGAAGATTAGTATAGGTAAAGACTATAAGAACGATTCAATGCATTACTCCGTAGGTCAAGAGGTTTACGGAGGACATGTTATTGATTGCATTCTTGAAGAAAAAGACAAGTATTGTATATTTATAAAGAAAGGCGTAGATGTTTTACCGTGGAAAGACTTTAACAAAAACATGGCTATCTCTGTTGAATACAACTTGGATTATTAATGAAGAGTGTAATAAACTTTATAGTAAAACCTAAAAACAAAAGATACAACAATACTAAGAAGATAGGTAGTAAAGAGTTAATATTAAACACGGAGATATTTACTCACCAAAACGTAAGTAGAAATGCTATTGTTTTGCAAACACCTACAGTTGGTTGTACAGATATAAAACAAGGTGACGAAGTAATAGTACATCACAACGTTTTTAGAAGATGGAAAGATATAAGAAATAAAGAGAAAAACTCAAAGGCTTTTTACAAAGAAGATATGTACTTTGTAATGCCTGATCAAATATTTGCTTATAAAAGAAACAACGCCTGGAGCGCAGTAAAAGGTTATAGCTTTGTAAAACCATTAGAAAACAAAGATAATCTCTCTATGGACAAGGAAACACCTCTAATGGGTGTTATAAAGTACGTAGATCCAGAATTAAAAAGCCAAGACATAAAATTAAACTCTTTAGTTGGTTTTAGACCTAACTCAGAGTATGAATTTGTTATAGATGGCGAAAGACTTTATAGAGTTCCCACTTTTGCAATTACAATTAAATATGAATATCAAGGAAACGAAAAAGAATATAATCCAAGCTGGACATAAAGCTGTTGAGGAATTAATAAAAGTAGCTAAAGAAGCTATAGTTGATTCAGACGACGATATATCAGCAGACAGGTTAAAAAACGCAGCAGCTACAAAAAAGCTAGCTATATTTGATGCTTTTGAGATATTAAATAGAATACAAGAAGAAGAGGACATGCTTAATAATAAGCCAAAAGAAGATGTAGATGAAGTTGCTTTTGGAGGTTTTGCAGAAAGAAGATCTAAGTAATGTACAAGCAAACACTGTACAAGGTCATTGAGCCTATTAAAATAAACACTATAAAAAGACTTAATAAGTCTAAAAAATGGTCTTATGGTTATAACAAAGAACACGATGTAGTTGTTATAAGTAAGACAGGTCAGATAGGTGAGATATATGAGATACAAAACCTCAAAATAGCTCTACCTAAAATAAGTAACCCACATAAATTTAGTAAGGATAAGTGGGAGGTTGCTGAGTACCCAAAAGAGTTAAAAAAAATTAAAACAGTTTTTGACTGGAGAGATTATCCTGAAGATTTTAAAGATAAATGGTATGAGTATATTGATAGAGAGTTTAAGCGCAGGGAAGAAGGTTTTAGCTTCATTAGCAAAGGTAAGCCTACTTACATTACTGGCACTCACTATATGTACTTGCAGTGGTCCAAAATTGATGTTGGGCAGCCAGACTTTAGAGAAGCGAATAGATTATTCTACATATTTTGGGAGGCATGCAAATCCGATACCAGGTCATATGGAATGTGTTATCTTAAAAACCGTAGGTCAGGTTTCTCATTTATGTCCTCAGCTGAATCGGTCAACCTTGCTACAATATCAACGGATTCACGGTTTGGAATATTGTCCAAATCTGGTCCCGATGCTAAGAAGATGTTCACAGATAAGGTGGTACCAATTTCCGTCAACTATCCCTTCTTTTTCAAGCCGATCCAGGACGGTATGGACAGGCCAAAGACCGAGCTCGCGTATAGAGTCCCTGCAAGTAAACTCACAAGAAGGTCGATTGTTAAAACCACTAAGAAAAACGAAACAGAAACGTTATCAGGTCTTGACACCACCATCGATTGGAAGAACACCGGCGACAACTCCTACGATGGGGAGAAACTTAAACTCCTCGTCCACGATGAATCAGGGAAGTGGGAAAGGCCGAACAACATCCTCAACAACTGGAGGGTTACGAAAACAACGTTAAGGTTAGGATCTAGAATTATTGGTAAGTGTATGATGGGATCAACATCAAACGCTTTAGATAAAGGAGGTGATAACTTTAAGAAATTATATAACAATTCAGATGTTACAAAAAGAAACCGCAATGGACAGACAAGCTCAGGACTCTATAGTTTGTTCATACCTATGGAATGGAACTACGAAGGATTCATTGATTCTTATGGCTTACCTGTATTCGACACACCACAACAAGAAAGTATTGGACCTTATGGCGAAACAATAGACACAGGTATATTGGAGCATTGGCAAAACGAAGTTGATGGTTTAAAAAACGATGGTGATGCTTTAAACGAGTTTTACAGACAATTTCCTAGAACTGAAGAACACGCTTTCAGAGATGAAACTAAAAACAGTATATTTAATTTAGCAAAAATATACGAACAAATAGATTTTAATGAGGATTTAAATAATGATTCTCAAATAACAATAGGTAGCTTTCAATGGGTTAATGGTGTAAAAGATTCAAGAGTAATGTTTTACCCAAATCCAGCAGGAAGATTCAAAGTCAGCTGGGTGCCGCCATCTAACAAGCAAAACTTTACAGTTGTTAAAAACGGTATGAAATACCCAGGTAATGAACACATGGGTGCATTTGGTTGTGATAGTTATGATATATCAGGAACTGTTGATGGTAAAGGCTCAAACGGAGCTTTACATGGTTTAACTAAATTTAGTATGGAGGATTGTCCTCCAAATCAGTTTTTTTTAGAGTATATAGCTAGGCCTCAGACAGCTGAGATATTCTTTGAGGACGTTCTAATGGCTTTAGTTTTTTACGGGATGCCATTATTAGCAGAGAATAATAAACCTCGTTTATTGTATTATTTAAGAAGACGTGGTTATAGAGGATATTCTATGAATAGACCTGATAAAGTTTGGAATAAGTTGTCTACTGCTGAAAAAGAAGTAGGTGGAATACCAAACTCAAGTGAAGATATAAAGCAAGCACACGCCGCTGCTATTGAAATGTATATACAAGATCATGTTGGATTAAAGTCTGATAATACATACGGAACATGTTATTTTAACGAAACACTACAAGACTGGGCAAAGTTTGATATTAATAATCGTACAAAGTTTGATGCGGCTATTAGTTCAGGACTAGCTGTTATGGCTTGTAATAGACATTTGTACAGAGCAAACCCAATTATGAAAAAAGAAAAATTAAACTTAAGCATAGCTAAATACGGACAATCAGGTATGCGTTCAAAACTAATAGAAAATTAATATGGCTGAGTCAGTTGTAAAAGGTTATTTTCCGAGTCAAGTTGTACCTGACGCAGAGAAGTTAAGTGCTGAGTATGGTTTACAAGTAGGTAAAGCTATAGAGTACGAATGGTTTGACGGATCTACGTCTAATCAAAGATACAATCAGCATCAAGCTGAGTTTCACAAACTAAGATTATACGCTAGAGGTGAACAACCTATACAGAAGTATAAAGATGAGTTATCAATAAACGGTGACTTAAGCTATTTAAACTTAGACTGGAAACCAGTACCTATTGTGCCTAAATTTGTTGACATAGTTGTTAATGGTATATCGGAAAGATCTTTTGATATAAAATGTTACTCTCAAGATCCTTATGGCGTAGAAAAAAGAACTAAATACATGGAGTCTATATTGAGAGATATGAAGACAAAGGATTTAAATCTTTTTGCTCAAGAAGCTTTTGGTATATCTTTATTTGAATCACCTCCAGAACTTCTACCTAACTCACAAGAAGAGCTTGATCTACATATGAAGCTTAGTTACAAGCAAGGTATAGAGCTAGCTGAAGAGCAAGCTATAAACGTTTTGCTAAAAGGCAATAGATACGACCTTACTAAAAGAAGAGTTAATTATGATCTAGCAACTATAGGAATAGGTTGTGTTAAAAATACTTTTACAAAATCTGAAGGAGTTAAAGTTGAATACGTTGATCCAGCTAATATTGTTTATTCATATACAGAGGATCCTGATTTTCAAGACATATATTATGTAGGTGAAATAAAAACAATACCTATAAATGAACTAAAGAAAGAGTTTCCAGATCTAACAGACGAAGACCTAAAGGCGATACAAAGTCAAGGTATACATCAAAACTCTTACTCAACTAGTAGATACAACTCATCTAACTCTGATGACAAAAATCAGATACAAGTCTTATATTTTAACTATAAAACCTATATGAATGAGGTTTACAAAGTTAAAGAAACAGCTACTGGTGGTGAAAAGATAATATTAAGAGATGACACTTTTGATCCACCTATAAATGAAATGACAGGTAATTTTGGTAAAATATCAAGATCATTAGAAGTTTTATATGAAGGTTGTTTAATTTTAGGCACTGACTATCTTTTAAGATGGGAGATGGCTAAAAACATGATGAGACCTAAGAGTGATTATAGTAAAGTTAAAATGAACTACGCTATTAACGCTCCTAGAATGTACAAAGGCAGGATAGATTCTTTAGTAAAAAGAA